TCCGCCTCGCGCGGCAGGCGCGCGGACGGGCCTGTGGTGAGGGTGGTGAGAAACGCTCGCGCGTCGGCGCACAACTGGAGAATGTCCTCGCGGATGGCGCGCGAGCGGGGGAACGGGAACGGGGCGGGGCGGGAACGCCGGCTCGCGCCGGCAGAACGAATACCCATGTCCTCCTCCTAGAGTGAGTTCCGCGACCGGCTGCTCAGTGCACGGCCGCTGGCTAGCATGATTGTAGCACGCGTGGATGCGCGTGTCAATACCCTGCGGCCGATCTGTTGACAAAACTCGCGCACGTTTGGTACCCTAATAGTGACCTCCCGTGTGAGTTCACCGGGGCGGCGGGGATGCTCAGACCCATAGCCCCCCGCCCCACCCCCTCCGTCCTCTCCGCTGCTACCAGGCGCCCATCCCCGGCCAGGGCGCCACCCCCACCATCCCCACGAACATTAGCTCGCTTGCTTGACAAAACAACACACATGTGCTAGCCTGGCACTAGCGGGCGAGCGATCGCAGCTGGTGTCTCTATCGCGTCGCGTTTCGGGGGTGCGCTCGCCCGCCCTAACCGTGCCCAATGGCTGAATCCAAGACGTCTGAACGCCGCATCCGGGCCTGGGAGCGCGCCCGCCAGGCGCTCGAACTGCGCCGCGCTGGCGTGCACTACGACGAGATCGCGCGCCAGCTGGGATACCGCACGGCGTCGGGCGCGTACGAGGCGATCCGCAGCGCGATGCGCCGGACGCTCCAGGAACCCGCCGACGAGCTGCGCAAACTGGAGTGCGAGCGGCTCGATGCGGCCCTCGCCGCGATCTGGCCGCTCGTGCAGCAGGGCGACCTCGCCGCCATCGATCGCATGCTGCGCATCTCGCAGCGTAGGTCGGAGCTGCTGGGGCTCGACGCGCCTCGGGCTGTCTCCGCGACGATCGAAATGCAACTCGCTGACGAGTTGCAGGCCATCCTAGCGACCCTCACTGCCTCTGCCGGAGGTGACGATGCCGGGAGCGACGGGCAGCCATAGCGCATGGCGCGGGCTCCTCCGCGCGGCCGTCGCGATGACCGGCGACGCCGCGACGTTCGGCCGTGCGTGGCTCTCCTGGAACCCGCATCCCGGGCAGGAGCGGTGGCTCAGGGCCCCTCGCCGCTCCGTCCACGTCCTCGTCACCGGTCGGCGCTGGGGCAAATCGGAGGCCGCTGGCATACAGGCCCTCCACCACGCGGTATTCAACCCCAGCTCGCGCCAGTGCGTGCTCTCCGTCACCCTCGACCAGGCGCGGCTCTCGTACGACGTCGCGCTGGCGATGTGCATGCGCTCGCGGCTGCTGAGCGCGCTGGTGGAGCGCGTCGTCCAAACGCCGTTTCCCGCGATGCGTTTCAGGAACGGCAGCGAGATCACGGTTCGAACCGCAGCGCGCGAGGGCGTCTACCTGCGCGGGCACCGACTACGTCCCGGAGCGCCTCCTCACCGACGTCGTCCCGATGACGCTGGCCGACCGCGCGGGCCAGCTCGTGCTGATTTCCACACCGTCGCGCCGCCGCGGTCTGGTATACCGCGAGCTCTCCCGCGGCGCCGCGGGCGCCACGGACGTCTACGCTCAGAGCGGCGCGACGTGGGAGAACCCGAACGTCAGCCACGACTACATCCATTCGCTCCGCGAGCGCATGACGTCCTCCGCCTGGCTGCGAGAGGTGGAGGGCGTGTACGCGGCCGATGAGACGGCGGTGTTCGGGTGGGAGCACGTGCAGGCGGCGTACGAATCGGCTGACTACGCGCTGCCCGTCGCCGCGGAGGCCGGCCGGCGCTACGTCGCGGGCTGGGACCTCGCGCAGCACGCCGACTGGACGGTCTGCTGCGTGCTCGACGCAACGACGCGCCCGTACCGGCTCGTCCATTTCGAAAGGTTCCAGCGCCAGCCCTGGCCGGCCGTGGCGGCGCGCATCCGGGACGTGCACGCGCGCTACTCGTGCCACCAGACGCTGATCGACGCCACCGGCGTGGGAGACGCGGTCCTCGACGAGGTGCGCGACGTCGCTAGGGGCCTCGTGTTCACCGCGCGCAGCAAAACCGACCTCATCGCCAACCTCCAGCTCACGCTGGAGAAACGCGAGCTGGTGTTTCCGTTCGTCCGCGAGTTGGTGGACGAGCTGCAGGCATACGAGTACGACGACCGCGAGCTGACGACCGACTGCGTGATGTCGCTCGCGCTCGCGGTGTGGGCCGCGGGCCCGCGGGCGCGAGTCGAGTTCGCGCCCGGGCTGTGGAGCTGAGATGAGCCTGTTTGACGTGTTCCGGCCGATGGCCCCGTCCCCGATGACGGTCCTCGCGACACAGCGCGCGGCGGAGGACGACGTCGGCCGCGCGGCCGCCATCGCGCGCAGGTGGCGGGCGTACAACGGCCAGCACCCGCGCCCGCTGACAGTCCGCCCGGGGCAGGCCGACGACAACGTCATCGTGAACCTCGCGCGGACGGTCGTCGATAAGGGCGTCTCGTTCCTATTCGGCCAGGACGTCGCGTTCGAGCTCCCGTCCGACGCCCCGGCCGACGCGGAGCGGTGGCTGGTAGACGTCTGGCGCGCGAACCGCCAGGCCACGTTCCTGCAGCAGATGGCGCTCAGCGGTGCCGTGGCCGGCCACGTGTTTGTGAAACTCGTCCCGGCGGCGCCGTACCCGCGGCTCGTGCTCCTGGACCCCGCAACCGTCACCGTGCGGTGGGATTACGACGATATCACCCGCGTCGAATGGTACCGCATCCAGTACCCCGCGATCGATCCGCAGACGGGAAAGGCGCTGGTGCGCCGGCAGGTGATCGAGCGGGACGGGGTGGGCTGGCGCGTCACGGACCAGCGCAGCGACGTCGACGCGCGCGACTGGATCGTGACCGGCGAGACGACGTGGCCGTGGTCGTGGCCGCCCGTCGTCGACTGCCAGAACCTCCCGGCCCCGCATGAGTATTGGGGCATGAGCGACATCGAGGACGACCTGCTCGCGCTGAACCACGCGTGTTCGTTCGTGCTCTCCAACCTCGCCCGGATAGTGCGGTACCACGCCCACCCGCGGACCTGGGGGCGCGGGTTCGCGGCGCAGCAGCTGAACACCGCCGTCGACGAGACGATCGTGCTGCCGTCGCCGGACGCGGAATTGCGGAACCTGGAGATGACCAGCGACCTGTCCTCCAGCATCGCGCTCTATCAGCGGCTGCGCGAGGCGCTGCTCGAATCCGCCCGCATCCCGGAGGTCGCCACCGGCAAACTGGAATCGGCGGGGGCGCTGAGCGGCGTCGCGCTGAACATACTGTACCAGCCGCTGATCGAGAAAACGCAGGCCAAACGGCGCACGTACGGAGACCTGCTCGTCGAGCTGAACCGACGCCTCCTCGCGCTCGGCGGGTTCGGCGAGGAGAACGTGTGCGAGGTGCACTGGCCCGATCTCCTGCCGGGCGACCCGAAAGCGGCGGCGGAGACGGCCCTCCTGCAGCAGCAGCTCGGGGTGAGCCGCGACACGCTCCTCGAACGACTCGGGTTCGATCCGGACCTCGAGCGCGAGAAACGCGACGCCGGGGCGACTGAGATGGGCAACCAGCTCCTCACCGCGTTTGAACGGGGGCAGCAATGACGGCGATGGGCGAGCTGCAGCGCGCGGTGGAGCGACACCGACGCGAGCTGCTCCGGCACGAGCGCGCTGCGGCGACCCGCATGGTCCGCGCCTACGGCGTCGCGTGGCGCCGGGTGTCGAACGCGCTCTACGCCGTGACGGAGCGGATCGAGCGCGCGAGGATGCGTGGCGAGGAGCCATCCATCGGCTCGCTGTTCCAGCAGGAGCGGTTCGCGGCGCTCCAGGCGCAGGTAGCGCGCGAGATCGAGAGCCTGGCGCGGTACGCCGACCGCGAGGTGGCGCAGGAGCAACTCGCCGCCGTGCGCATGGCTCAGGTGCACGCGCGCGAGCAGGTGCGTGCGGCGGGCGCCCACGTCCGCGTGAGCTGGACGAGGCTGCCCGCTGACGCGCTGCGCGACCTGGTCGGCGCGCTCGGGGACGGGACGCCGCTCGCGGACCGGCTCCTCCAGCTCGGCGCGGAGGCCGTCCAGGGCGTGCGGGACGCGCTGGTGGCTGGCGTGGCGCTCGGGCGCGGGCCACGCGAGATCGCGCACCAGGTTCGCACGGCCATCGGCGGCAACATGAGCCGGGCGCTCACCATCAGCAGAACGGAGACGATGCGCGCGTACCGCGAGAGCACGCAGCGGGCCTACGAGGCCAACAGCCGCGTGCTGGTGGGCTGGCGTTGGTGGGCGACGCTCGACGAGCGTACGTGTTTGTTTTGCATCGCGCAGCACGGCTCGATGCACGCGGCGACCGAGCGGATGTACTCGCACCCGAACTGCCGCTGCGTGATGCTGCCGGTGACGCAGGCGCAGCAGCAGCTGGGCCAGGAGGAGTGGACCGGCCCGGAATGGTTCATGATGCAGCCGTACGACGTGAAGGTGCGGATCGCCGGCCGGGGCATGTACGAGGCCCTGCGCGGCCGGGACGGCCCGGCGCTCTGGGAGCGGCTGTCGCAGACCAGAGGCTGGAGTCGGTACGGGCCGCAGCCGGTGCGCATCGCGCTGCGGCACCTGGAGGGGACCGGCTTGGGCTACGACGTGCGGCGCGGCCTGGAGTGGCTGCGCGCCCACGAGCGGGAGCCCGAATGGCTGGCGTGTCGTGACATGCTGGACCGCATGGTGCCGGTGGTAACCCGAACGCTCGGGCTGGAGTGCCGGTGGAACAAAGAGGTCGAGATCATGCAGCTCGATAGCGCGTGGGGCCTGGCGCGGTGGGGGAACCACTCCATCGCCATCGACCCGGACGCGGTCGCCCACCGGGAGGCGACCGACGCCGTGCTGTGCCACGAGCTGCTGCATCACTGCTCTGTGAAAGCGCCGGAGGACTATGCGGTCGGTCCGGGCTGGGAGGAGGGCGTGGTGGACGCGGCGCTCACGGGGATCTGGCCAACCCTGCGCAGGTGGCTCGGGGTTGTGCCGGAGGAGCCTTACATAGGGTATCCCTACCTCCTCGAGCCGCTCGCCGACATCGCCCAGACCCTGGGCACCGATGTTGGCACGCTGGGCCTGCGTCTGATACGTGTGCGACTCCAGGACCGCCCGGCGGCCGTGCGGCAGTGGATCGCCGATCTGAACCTGCGAGCCAGCGCGCGGCTCCCCTATGAGCGTGCGGCGGCTCGCCTGCGACGGTGGGAGAGAGGCAAAACATGGCTGTTCTGACGCGGGAGGAGCTGGTGGAACGAATCTACGCGGCGCGGACGGCGGAGGAATGCCGCGAGGTGCTCCGCCAGATCGCGGAGTACAGGCGCGAGCACCCGGACGACTGGCGGATATCGCTCATGGCTGAGATGCCGGCCCGACTGTTGGGCGCGCTGGAGGTGATTGGCCGTGCCGATCAGCGATAAACCCTGGTCCGGGTTCAGCCAGGCCGATTACACGCCCGCGCAGTGGCGGGCGGCCTGTCTGATCCACGTGGACCCGAACAGCGATAACAAATCAGACCACAAACTGCCCGTCAGGGAGCCGAACGGCGCGCTGAACCGCAATGCGGTCCACGCCGCTGCGGCTGTCCTGGCCGGGGCGCGCGGCGGCGTCCAGGCGACGCCGGCGCAGAAACGGCAGGCGGCTCGCCAGCTCATCGCGCTGTACCGCGAGCTGGACGAGGAGCCGCCGGAGAGCATTCAGAGGTTGGCGAGATGACGGACG